TTGCTTCAGGCACCGGCCAACATGCTGACCGAGTACGCATTGATGACGTACGCCGAGACGTTTGTGACTCCAATCCTGCGTCAACTGGTGTTGCTCGAGCAGCACTACGAAACCGACCAAAACATCCTGAACCTTGCTGGACAAAAGTCGAAGCAGTTCCAGAAGTTCGGAATGGACAAAGTGACGGACGACCTGCTGGAAAAAGAGATGGTGGTGAACGTCAACGTCGGCATGGGAAACACCGACCCGGTTACCAAGATGCAAAAGTTCTTGGCCGGCATCAATTCGTTCGCAGCCGTGGCCGCTCGACCACCTCCGGGGATGAACCTGTCGGAAGTCTGGAAGGAGATTGCGGCGCTTTCTGGTTATCAGGACGGCGAGCGGTTCACGATGGGCAACGACCCCGAAGTGATGAAGCTCCAGCAGCAAAACCAGCAACTGATGCAGGCCATTCAGAAACTGATGGCAGAGCGCAAGGACAAGTCGGAAGCCAATCAGGTCAAGGTCGACACCAACCGAGAGAACAACATCGTCAAACTGCTGTTGGCCGATAAGGAAGACCAGCACCAGAACGTTCAGATGTACGCAAAACATCTGGCCATGAAAGACATGTCGGAACATCAGCAGTCGATGCAGCCTCCGGCCGGCGCACCACCAGCGGCAGGACAGCCCATGCCAAGGCCACAAACTCCGGCGCAGGCTATGCCAGGACAAGGGATGCCGGGCGCTGAGCAGCTAGGAGCAATGCAACGATGAGGTCGTTAGATCCAGCTGATCCGACTGTCAACGCAGCAGTGTTTGGCAAACAGGTTGAAGCGTTTTTGACCAGCGACCTAGGCGTTTACCTGTTGGGAAAATCCAAACAGGAAGAGGCCAAGGCCATTGAAAATCTGGTGGCCCGTGCGCATTCGATGGCTATCAAAGAAATTTTGGCGGAGCAGTCCGTCATTGACAGGGCGCGGAGTTTCCGCGATTGGCTGGCCTACGCCGTGCAAGACGGGTTACAGGCTTTGGAGATGTTGGAGCAAGAACAATGATGACCGACGAAGAAGCGAAACGAGAGCAGGAAGCTAAGGCAGCGAACGACCAGCGCAACAACGAGCGACTGGAGCGGCTCAACGCGATTGCCAACCAGAATGACGAGAATCGAGACATCGAGGACGTTGAGGACGAGGACTGGGAGGACAGAGACGTTTCAGACCCGGAGACAGACGTCCCTGATGCTGAGCCGGAAGACGTTGCCGAGGCCCGTTCTCACGGCGCTGATGATGTTCGCGAGACCAACGGAGAGACCTATTACCGGATCATCGTCAACGGGCAAGAGCGCTGGCTGACGCTCGGCCAGTTACGCGAGACGTCGTCGAAAGTCACCGCTGCCGACGAGTACTTGCGCAATGCCAAACAGGCCATGCACAATGTCACCGGGGTTCCATCCACGGACGAGCCTCAAAGCCGGGAGACCGGCGTCCGCGATATGCTCACGCGGGCCTTGATGGGTGAGCAGGAAGCCATAGATGAGTTGGCACGGAGACTTGAACGGACACCATCCCAAACGGACGTGCTCCGCTCTGTGGACGAACGCATTGATGGTCGGTTGACGTTTAGGCAGGCAGTCGATTGGTTTGAGACTGAGTACGCCGACACGCTGAGAGTGGAACCAGTACGAGCGAGAGCCGTGCAGGTAGATGCAGAGTTAGCGGCCCAGAATCCGGAAATGGATTTTAAGGCCCGGTTGAAGATGGTCGGCGATGACGCCAGAACCTATCTCCAGCAGCTCCGCAGCCAACTTGGTGTTGTCGCTCCGGAATCAGGCAAGAGCCAGAAGGAAGCCCGCAAAGCGTCAGTTCGCAGTTTGCCAGTTGCCGGAGGTCGGCAATCGGACGGCGGCGACGAAGGAGACGACGAGACCTACGAAAGCACCATCAGCAAGATGGCAAGCGCTCGGGGTCAGGGTCGGCCGATCATTCACAAACGTTCATAGGAGGCCGAAATGGCTGGTCAAGTCTGGGCTGTAAACTCACTGGGTGGCTTTATGTATAGCCGCCAGCTTTCTAACGTGTTGCGCGCCACCGTGCAGCCGCTTGTTAAATTCCGTCAGTTCGCCGACGTCCATGACATCAGTCAGCAGGGCAAAAAGAAGGGCGACCTGTTCACGTGGGACGTGTTCTCTGACGTCGCGACCGCTGGTGCGGTGCTGACTGAAACCAACACGATGCCGGAAACCAACTTCACGATTGTCCAGGGCACGCTGACCATTACCGAGGCCGGAAACTCGATTCCGTACTCCGGAAAACTTGACAACTTGTCGAAGTTCCCGATCGAGGATGTGATTAAAAAGGTCTTGAAGAACGACTGCGTGAAGTGGCTTGACCGAGCTGCTTGGACTCAGTTCAACCAGACCTTGCTTCGCGTGGTTCCGACTGGCGGCACCAGCACCACGGCGGTCACGCTGACCACCAACGGCACTGCGACGCTGACCAACTCAGTGGCGCTCAACAACAGCCACGTGAAGGCGATTGTTGACACGATGAAAGAACGCAATATTCCGGCCTACATCGCAGACGACTATTACTCGCTTGCATGGCCCACCACGTTGCGCACGCTCAAGAACAACCTCGAAACCATCCATCAGTATTCTGACACTGGTTTCGCGTTGATCATGAACGGCGAAATCGGGCGCTACGAGAACGTACGGATGATCGAGCAAACTTCAGTCGCCAAGGGCACGGGTACTGACGGCATCACCACGACTGCGTGGTCTGCCGGTGCGTCTGACTGGTGTTTTTTCTTCGGCAACGACACGGTGGCGGAAGCCATTGCGGTGCCCGAAGAGATGCGTGGAAAGATTCCGACCGACTACGGCAGGTCAAAAGGCATCGCGTGGTACTACCTCGGCGGTTTTGGCATCGTCCACACTCTCGCTGCGAACGTTCGCATCGTGAAGTGGGATTCGGCAGCTTAAGGAGCGATACGAAATGGCACTTAACAACACGCAAACCAACTTTGGTTATGACCACGCCAGTTATCTGGTGCGAGGTTACTGGAACGCTACGGTCGCCGCTGGCTCAGGCACCACCGCCAAGTTTGTGGCGCACTCAGCGTTGCAGTTGATGTCGGTGACTGTTGGCCTTACGGCTGCCGGCACCACCACGTGGACGAAGACCCAGTATTACAACAACGGCTCGAACACGCTGACCGTGCACGCCAACAACAACCAGTACACCGTGACGCGTGTTTACAACACCGCTGCCGCTGGTGCTGCTGCGTCGTTCGCCACGGCCACTCTGGCTCAGTTCTCGCCGGACATTTATTCGACGGTGAACTCTGGCACCAGCACTGGCGTGGTGGGTTCGTGGTACACGCAGGCGCTGAACTCCAGCACCGGCACCGCCGGCCTGTACGGAACCTCCATCAACGCTGGCGACGTCATCACCATTACGGCCGGTACGGATGCAACCGCTGCCGCTGTGTTGGTTGTTGACTGGCAGGTTCAGCCGCTTGCCAACCTCACGGCTTAAGGAGTAATTGAAATGCCGAAGTTAAATCAGCAGGGCAAGAAGCAGTACGAAACTCCGCAGGTCACGGCGGAGCAGCTGGCCACCAAGACTTACGGTGACATGGCGCCCAACATGGAGGACGTCATTAAGTCTGTAAATTCTCGCGGCCAGTCGCGCCACGAGATGAAGAAGACCGAAGTGGCGGACGTCGATGTTTTGCCTGAGAGCGCCCAGATGGTGCGAAACGAAATGGTGGGCGTGAAGGACAACGGATATTTGGCCAAGAAGGGCCTGATGTTCGGCGTCAATGCGTTTTACAACTCGCTGCCGCCGGGCATGGACATCGAAGACCAGGAACTCTCCGACATCCGCGAAATGAAGATGGTGGCGTATCAGGGCGGGCTGTCTTTCCCCGGCGACGGTTGGACGATGCGCACTGAGGGCGAACAGATGCCTGATGCGTTGGACATGGGTCGTCGCGACATGACCAACTACAAAGGCTCTCAGAAAATCTAATCGGAGAACCCAGCCATGCCGAAAGTTGTGCAGGAAAAATTTCAAGTCACGTTCGGAAACGATTATGACTCGAAGGCCGAGGCCGAACATGGCTGGGTGACTGATTTGGAGATGCGGGCGAAAAAAGGACTCCGGGGCCGCGAAGGCGTTCCCGGCGGCGACCACGACAGCAAGCCCATTAACAACGCTTTGTTTTTGCACTCGCTGCCTCCGGGGATGGATATTGAAGATCAGGAACTCTCCGACATTCGGCAGATGGGCGTGAACACTGCCGGAAACTTTCCGACCGACTTAGCGCAAGGTGACGTGACAAACTTTGAGTTGAACGCCGAATCATTGCGTCACGGTTTCCACAAGAAAGCGCTCTTGCAGACCGACGACGAATACACCCGTGAGCACAACGACGCTTTTTATGATGACGTTGGTGGTTTCGTTGAGCGCAACAATTATTTGGACAGGTTGTAAGCCATGCCAGTAACACCTCCAGCGAATGCAGTTCCCG